TGGCATTTGCTGGTTCTACTACGTTTCCTATTGGCCAATAGGAAACGTAGTAGAACCAGCAAATGCCATGCAACTTACTTCAATTTCAACATCTTCATCGCTACAAGTAAATTCCCCATCCATTGAAAGAGATGCGTCAATGGGTTCTCTATCATCAAATGTTGCTCTTGCATTCCAACGAATTTCATCCATTATTTTTTACCTGCTGCTATAATTAGTCCATAGATAAAGTTTTGGAAGTCTCTATCTCCATACATATAACTTCCACTTACAGACTTTGAACCAACGGCTTTTGTTGGACGTATCTCTCCAAAGTCAATTGGACTTTTTAACAATCCTTCCATACCAGTAGACAATATTTCGTTGCCAGTCGCGCCATACCATGTTCCAGTGTACGCAATTCTAAAATTGTCTGGGTCTCCTTTATTTCCTCCAACGTTAGCATTTATTCTTTGTTTTGGGCACCTATCTCTCCAAAATGCTTTTTGAACATCATTTACATCTCTAATTGAATGCTCAATGTAATGCATATATTCATGAAGAGTTGTAGAAACTTGGTAGTTAAGATTAGAGCCACCAAGTAACAATCTTATTTTTTGCTCACTAGAACGAAAAAATGACCTTCCAATAATTGTGTCTTTAGTAACAACTTCAAGTTGTGGAAGTGTACTATTTCCTTTATCAATCCAGTCTTTTGGAATGTATTGCGAAATTGAATCAAATAATTGCTTTCCTAAAATTGCATTTCCTGTAAGTTTTGCTTGAATGTCTCCAGACCCTCCTAGTTGGCGAAGACTTCCGAGAACTTTCCATTGTGTTTCTGCGTATAAAGAAATTAGAGGCGCATTTTGTTTTTCAAGAACACTTGCTTCTTCTTTAAAATTAGTTATTGCACTTATTCTTTCTTTTTGATATTCTCTATACGCTCCGTAAGTCTTATCAAACTTATCAATAAGTGTTTGAGAAACTGCCTCTTTAGGCACTGTTAAAAGTTCAAATTCTTGGTTTCTTAGCGCTTGAATAACATCAAATTGTGGAACTATAGAAAATGTTTTGTACCGTTCTTCTTTGGTATTTGCGTAATCTGTCATGCTGGCAGTCACAAGAGTAATGCCAGCATTACGAAAAGCTTCTTCATTATCTGCATAAAGTTTAGCCATAGATACTCGTCCAACTTCTTCATGAGTTGTTACGCCAGTAGCATAATTAGGCAGAGTTCGAACAACAATGTCTCCTGCATCTTTTATTAGTGGAGAATTATATGAACTTCCAGTAATAATTGGAGACTCAAGCATTCTAGAGTAAGGTTGTAAGTTTTCTGCTGGTATTCCAGCTTTAATAAGAGCATCAAACAACACTTTATTTGTAATCTTTACCATGTTTTCTCTATACTCTTGCTTAACTTGCGTCTCTATCTTTTCTATTGCATTACCTAATCTTTTGCCTTGTTGAACATATTTATAGTAGCGTTCTTGAAGTTCATCAACTTTTTTCTGGTCTGGCCTTTCAAGTAAGCCTGCTTTTACACGAGATTCTTCAAATTGTCTTTCAATTTCATTTGTAACTTTTGCTCCAATTAAACGAGTAATTTCAAGAGCTTTATCTGCAGCATCTCTACGTTCTTGAAGAGTGCTAAACGAACCTGGAGTTCGTAATTGCTCAGCAATTTTGTCGTATTCTTTTGTAAGTTGTTTAATTTCTTTTTCAAACGCCGCATTAGTTTCTGGCTTTGACCCGACAGCAACTGGAGGAGTGACAGTTTGAGTGGCAGAAGCACGAGTTTCAGACGCGTTTACTAATGGGTAGTGCTTGTTGCCGCTAATGTTGAATTTGACTCGAGTGCCATCGTCTTTTACTCCAACAACATTATGATATGAAGAACCTGGCTTATCTTCAGGTTTAATTGAAATAACAGTTACATCTCCGTGGCGACCCCATGTAATTTTGTCGCCAGCTTGTACTTCACCACCAAGTTTCATTCCAGCAATTGGAGCAGAACTCTCTTCAGCAAATCGTCCGTGATAGTCTCGCTCTTGGTCTTCTTCAAACTTGAATAATAGTAAGTACTTTTGGTTCAAAAACCTACTATTCTAAATTGTCAGAGTTAAAGAATTCATCTATTTTTTGCTGCACATCTTTACTTGGGTCATCAATGAAACTCCAATATCCTCTACCAAGTATAGCGTGGACACTTATTTCATTTGAAATTGAATCTAAAGAATTGTCGTAAATGTAACCTTTGTCGCCGTTTTTACCCGCTACAATGTAGCGTTCTCCTTGTTGCGCAATAGCAATATATTTTTTCGGCATGTGTTTATCCTATCATTTCTTGTTTACACTTGACATGATTATCGTTTTGGTTTTTCTGGGATTAAACTTGAATCAATTTTTGTAAAGTTTTTTGAGTCAAAGTTTGGATAAGCAATTTCATAATAAATGCCAAGTGATTCAAGTTTTTTTACTGCTGAGTCTGAAGGTCTTCCATTAGTAAAAATAATTTTTTCAATGTCTGATGCAGTTGGATGCGTTCCACCAATTTGAACTTCGTAATACTCTCCTATGTGCGGTTGCTCGCCATTAAGTCCCGGAATCTTGTCTTCTGGTCCAGTTGCACCGACATCCATTCTTTCATGCATTGGAACTGGAGCGCTTGGGTCTGCGCTTACTGCTAACTCGTAAGGGATTGCAGTTACTTGAGCGTAGTCAAGTGAATCTCCAGGAGTAACTGTTGAATTTGCAAGTACGGAATCTTTTAGAACAATTGTTGAATCACCGAAGTGAGATAAATCATCATTTGCTTGAGTATTTTGCCACGCAATAGTATCTTTATTTAGACTGCCATCTGGTAAAGCAAGTTCGTACATTTTATAGCTTTTAAGAGCACCTATTGAACTAGATATGTCTTTTTTGTCGTGAGCACTTCGGCTATATTGTTTATCTTCAACTTTTTGTCTTGTTGATTGTATTTCATCTTGTATTGCCTGCTTGCTTCTAATTTCGTATGTATCAAACCATCTATTGTAGTCCCAGTTTAAGTCTTTTCCAGCAACAGCAACATAATTTTGAGGATTGTTTTTTATGTCTTGTATTTGCGCAAGTCTTTCATTTAGAACTGTGTGCTCTTGAAAACTCTTTAAGCGTTCATCCGAGTACATTTCTGGATACGCAGCCAATTTGTCTCCACCAGATGCTCTATCATCTAGAATTTTTTGCGCTTGTTCATTATCAGAACGTATGTTTGCGTCAATTGCATCTTGTAAAGATGTTGCTGTTCTATACTCAGAGAATTTTCCATTTTCATCAACTTCTCTTATATATGCGTTTAGCCCAACTGCTCGCCCAAGTGCTAAATCAATTTCAGCGTCAGAAGTCCCAACATGAGAAGATACAGAATCTTTTGTTTCCATTAGTCCATAGACTGGCCTATTTTCTCCACTGGTATCAAGTTTATAACCCATTGAATCTGCTTCTTCAAGTCTACGAATAGTTCTATATCTTTCTCCAGCTCCTGCGCCTGCTCCAGTTTTGTTTTCAGTAAATAAGTTTCCTAAAGAAGCTCCTTTTAGAATTTTTTCAACAACACTTGAGTCAACTTTAACGACTGGAACTCTACCTTGAAGTTCTTTTGCGTATGACTCTCTTATTTCTTGCATTTGCTCAAAAGTTAGCTCAGCAATAAGTCTGTTGTATCCAACTTCAGCAATCTGGTTTCTAGTTTCACCAAGTCTATCGTTAGATAAATCTTCACCATACTTTATGTACTCTTGAGCTGCTTCTGATTGCGGATTTGCAGAACTCACAAATAAACTTGTGTACGGCATTTGACCACTTGGAAAATCACTTGCTTTCATTGTCCCAAAGTTTACATAAGTACTTACGGCATCAACTCGACCAACAAGTTTAGTCAGAGCAGAGATTTGCTCAGGGTTAAGTTTAGATTCTCCTCGAGCATAAAAATAACCTTTATCTTTTCCATCAACATCAGTGTTACGTTCTATCGTACTTCGCCCAATAGAAAGCAATGAAGTAAATCCATTATCTTGCCTCCACCCGCTACGTTGCGCTTGTTCTTGCTCTTCTTTAGGTGTTTGGGTTACTGTTAAAGTTTCGCCAGTAAGAATTGAGTATGAAGATACATATCTTTTATTTTCATCATAGTGACTTGGTACTTCTTCTTTTTCGTAGTCATGTTCGACTTTAAATGTTGTTCCAATTTTGTTTATTCCACTAATTTCTCTTCCAACTGCATCCCAAGTTGCTGGGTCAACTGGCGTTCCATTTCTAACAGCAGTTTGGAAATCGTTCCATTGTTTATCCGTCGCTGTTTGGATTCCAGCATCTGCAATAATTTTTCCAAGTTCAGGAGAAATATCTCCATAATTAAGTCGTTCTCCAGTTTCAGGTTTATTTATTTCTGGAGGAGAAACTGCAGTTTGTGGCTTTGAATTAGTTGTTAAATCTTTAACCGGGTAGTGCTTGTTACCGCTGACATTAAACTTAACTTTGCTTCCATCTTCTTTTATTCCAAGAATTGTGTGGTATGAAGAGCCAGGTTTGTCTTCTGGTTTAATTGAAACAATTGTTACGTCTCCATGTCTTCCCCAAGTAATAACATCTCCAGATTGAAACTCTCCTCCTAGTTTCATACCTGCTACAGGAAAAGCAGTGTCTTCTGCAAAGCGACCGTGGTAATCTCTTTCTTGGTCTTCATCGTACTTAAATAATTTTTGAAGACTCGGAAGATTTAAGTCTGCAATTTGTTGAACTTGTTCGTCTGTCCAAGTTGAACTACCAGCATTGTCAACAGTTCTTCCAATAAGTTCGTGATAGTTTTGAGAACCCATTCCACTTACACTGTCAACGCCTACGTGTTCATTTGCTGCGTATTGAGCAAGTTCGTATTGCAATGCAGTTCCAGCACCTGCAACGGTCAAAGTAGACCCAAGATAACCAATTGAAAGACTTTCTCCCATTGGTTCATTGAATGAAAGAGCAGCTACAGGGCTGCCATTTTTATCATATGCAACAAAGACATTTTCAGTTATTCCACTAAGTGTATCTGTGACCGCGGCTCTCATTGCATTTAAAGCAGTAGTTAGTTTATCAACTTGCGTTACTTCAGAACTAGTCATTAACTTGCTTGTATATGAATCGTATATTTTATCCATAGTACTAGTAAGATTTGACGCCATTTTTTCTAATTCGTCAGTGTCAAAGCCTGGGTCAAGTAATTTTACTTCTCCTCCAGCAGCACGAAAACTTTCTACTGCATTTGAAATGTAACTTAAGTGAGGAGCAAGTTCTTTATCTTTTGTATCGCCAGATTCTCCAGATGCAAAGCGACCGTGGCTATCGCGTGGTTGGTCTTCTGAATACTTTTTAAGCAATGAAGTAAGAATTTGGATTCCTTCTGGTGTAGACCAAAAAGGAGATACTTCATCTGGGTCAAAATCAATTTTCTTTTTTTGTACTGCAGGAGTCCAAGGCTGAGACTTAAGAATGTCTGGACGCCAAAGACCTGAGTGAAGTATAGACGACACTACAGAATCTCCAGCGTAACCTCATTACCTGTAATGTCTGTGACAATAAGTTCTTGGCCTGGAAGAAGACGACCAGACGGTAAGTACTTGACAATTGCGTATGCTTCAGCAACAGGTTTTGCAGAAGAGAAGACAGTCATTTCTCCATCAGAAACTACGTCTCCAACTTGAAGTATTGCAAGTGCACTTGGGTCAAGTGCTTTGTACGCCACAAATGATTCTTGAGTAGGCGCTACAAACTTTTTCAATGAATTATCTTGCATCATTGTAACCCAAGGACCAAAGTCACCAACTCCAGATGCAACGTATGCTGCTACAGTTTTGATGCCAAGTTCTTTAAGTGCGGTGATTCTGTGGTTTCCATCTGCAACTTCGTATCCTTCAGAAGTCTTCACAACAACTATTGGATGCACTGTGCGGCCGTTTGCGAACTCTTCTTTAATTTCAGCCACTTTATCTTTATCAATGTTATCTGGCTTACGCATAAGAATCAAGTCATCAATATTGAGTTTATTATTAAACGTCCAAGTTGCTTCTTTGACCCATTGAATAGCGCGCTTTTTGTAGTGCGACTTTAAGTAATACCAGGCAGCATCTTCAAGGCTTCCGGTTTCTTTTTTAATTATGCTTGGTTCTTCACTTGCGTAATACGCGTCATTTGTATTTGGTACTCCGTAAAGCATGTCACGTTGAGCCATGCGAGCAGCAGCATCTGGGTTTTCTTCAGCAACAGCAGCAATATCAGCAGCACGAGCATCAATTGCTTGCTGGTCAAATGCTGCTTCTTCTGCTGCTCTTTGAGCGTAAAAGTCTACAGAATCAGTGCTAAATGGATTATCAGCAGTTGTACTTTGGTCGCCTTCTACGTATTCAAGTGTGCAGTTACAATTTGCAGCGCCTTCACAAAACTCTCCAAAGCCTCCATCGCCAGGCCAACAAGGAAGAGTTTCAATTGTGTATTCTTCTCCATCTCTTTCAATGCAAAGAGCGCATGGGTCTTCACCTTCAGCGTTCCAAATAATTGTTGCATTTGGAGAGTTTAAGAAATCTTCACTATCTGCTTCTGTAATATCTCCGCCAAGAAGATTATCAAGAAACATCCCTATGCCAAGTAAGCCAGCAAATAAGTCAACACCGTCGTTAGAAGTATCAGTTGTATCAACAACATCAGTCATCCCCATTGAATCTTCTGGATACATATCATCAAGAGCAGCATAGTCATCAACAGGTTCATCTTGCGCAAATAAATTATCATTTGAGAATGTAAAAGGAGCAGAACTACCTCTTTTACCTAAAGTTGAATTTCCAATTGCTTGGCCAGAAATTACTGCTAAACCAAATCCTTGCTCGTATGCAGGAACTAAAGAACGAACGTAAAGATTTAGTCTATTTGCAATTTTTGCGTCAGATTCTCCACTAATAATGTCTTGAGCAAGACCAGTGAGGTATCCTCTTTGGTTTTCTGCTCTTGCTTCAGCAATTGTTTTAAAGCTAAAAGGAGTTACTGCTGAAACTTTTTCATACATTGAAGATGCGTCTCGAGCTCCTGCATTTAAAGTTGCATGATAGCCATGTTGAAGAATCTTAGTAGAGCCATCAATAAACTTAATCATTCCTATTTGGGGATTGTTTATGTTTGAAGCAAGATGTTGAATTGAATCAAAAACATGAGCAGAGATTTCGTTGATTGTTTCTTTTCTAGTAAGTACTCTTTGTTCGTTTCTAAATGCTGCTTTTCCAATAGCAATTGCAAGTGAAGCGTCTTTACTTTCTTCATACGACTTCTTTATTTTTCCAAGAACAGAAGAAGAAACAAATTCAGTTTTCCAACCATCGAGACTTCGTCCCTTTTTTAGAGTGCGCCGTATTAAGTCGAGCTCACTTGTGACAGCAATTTCTAAAGCTTTAGTTTGTTTTGGATTCTTTTTACTATTGCCATGAAGTGGAGTACTTGTTCCTTTAGCAGGTCGAGTAACAGAAGGAGCTCCTCCACCTACTCCTGCTGGAGTTCCATCAGTCTTAGGCCTGCCACCAATTCCCGGAGTTCCTGCAGAAGAAGCCGGTTTAGGAGCGGGCGCTGGGCCAGATGATTCAGTTCCATCAGTGTTGATGTTTTCAGTCATAGTGACTTGTTGAGGAGCGTTTGCTCCAGCTTCTCCAACTACAGTTTCACCAAGCATAGCATCTGCCACAGATGGGTCAATGGCTCCAAGAGTTGTAAGTCCAGTTGCTGTTGCGTATACAGGGTCACTTGTAAGTGGAAGTCCCCAAGGATTAAGACCCATTTGAGTACGAGCTTCGTCAATTGACAAGATTCCAGTACTAATCATAGTCTTGAAGTTGTCAGCCATTGTCTCTTCATCCTTGCTGTCTTCCATGCCAATCCATACAAATTGCATGTCTTCTTGCATGAAAATATCTTGAAGGATGTGGTCAAAAATAGCATTTTTAAGCCACTGAAGCATTGGTTTAAGAGCTTTGCGTTGGCTAATTTCTTGACTTGCTTTTGCCATCTGGCTTGCAGCACCTGAAGACTGAGAACTTGAGCTTCCACTACTCATTCCAAGTTCCATTGGCATAACATCGTACGCCATACAAATCATTTGAGTAATTGTTTCGTCAAAACCACTTGCCAAGTCAATAGGCTTTTGAGGTTTTGTATCTGAACCACGAGGAAGAACGATAATCTTATGCTTCCATGCTTGGTCTCCAGCAATTGCATTCAAAGTATCTTGCAATTGACGAATCTGTTGAGGAGTGCTAATGTCATCGCCAGGAATAATGAATTGGCCTGGGATAGTTCCTTCACTATAAAAATCAAGTTGAAACTGCTGGCGACGAAGGCCAGTCATTACAGGAATAATTGCTCTTTCAATCCCAGGAAATCCGTAAGGTGTCCAAGAACGACGAGTGTATGGTAAGTATAGAAGTTGGTCAGCACGATACTCATCAACTGGGTCATCCATTTCTTGAATGTCTGATTCAAGAATGATGTCCATCATGTCTACACGAGGAATTCCCCAAAGATATTGTTGGTACGCTACATCAGGAGGACGAGGAGTTCCTCCACGAATGTCAAGCATTGGTCGAATGGTTGTTCCATCAAGTACTTCTAGTGCTGCAAGATTAGAACCTAAAACGCCTTTACCATCAACACGAGGTGGGTGAAGGTAAAGTGCTAAAGCATCAACAACAAAGACATCTTCAAGAACTGCAGACATCCAACCAGAAAAGTCGTGGTAGTTTGGGTCAGGACGTTTAAAGAATTTTAGCGCTTCTAAGCGACGTTCTTGAAAATCATCATGCTTATCTAAATCTCCACGCATGCCGCGTGCAGCGTCATCAGTTGGTGTAATGTCCCAGTCAAGACCAAGGATTTCTTCTTTTCTAACTTGAATGCATGCGCGAACAACTGAATACATGTCTGCGTACGCGCGAAGATTTGCAAATGATACAAGCTTAAGACCTTCTGAGCCAGGTTGACCCATTGGCATGTTCCACGCAATTGGGTATTGCATTCGACGAGGTTCTGGTCTTCCAGAATCTGTCTGCGGAGCATCGATGCCCATTGGCTGAATTGGAGCCATAGGACCAAATGCGCCGGAAAGGAACGTGTCCCACGAACGAGGAAGAGCATTACCATAAGATATGCCAAAGTTCCATTCATTGTATTGAGACATAACGCCACCAGAAGCATAGTTACTTGGAAGTGGGCCAGTTGGTGCTCCCATTCCTCCTTGAGCACCGCCTCTTTGCGCGCCGCCTCTTTGAGCATTAGCTCGGGCTTTTAGCCCCTTTATGACTGAGTCTTCGCTCAAAAAGTCTCAACTATTCTGACTTGTCAGTGGATGAAGGACTCTTCTTCTTTGCAGTTACAACTTTTTCTTCATTTTCTGCAGCAGGTTCAGCAATAACTTCTTTGATAGGCTCAGCAACCGGTTCTGGAGTTGCTACAGGTTCAGGTGTAACTACTTTTGCAGGAGCAGGAACTCCTTTGAGTTCTGCTTCAATTGTGTCTAAAAGATTGCGAAGAACTGGACGCGCCTGGTATAAAGGCGCATCTGCGTCTGCAAGAGCAAGGATTTTTTCAACCTTCTCTTTAATTTCGTGCCACTTACTCATTTACTTCTCCTCGGTCTACTATAGATTCAGGCCATAAAACATTTGTCTTATCCCATACACCGTCTGGCCAAAACTCTATCTCACTTAGAGTGCCTGATGTATGAAAAACCATCTTTTTTATTCTAGGACAAGCTCTTAAATGCGCACCACCGCAGTGAGAACATTGTTGCGCGTTAAACTCATCCCATGTCAAAGATGATTCTACATCATTTTTATTACTCTTTTTTACATCTTTAATTTTTACTAGTCTACTCATCTTTAATCAATCTTCTTTCCGCAATGTGGACATGCATCTCTTCCTTCTTCAAGAAATCCTCGTTTACATCCAAGACATTCAAGAATACCGTAAGCAGCATTCCAGTCCATATGTGAAGGAGCTCCAAAAGAAAGAACAACTGCGTCAGCAAGGTCAGGAGAATTCATTCCTCGTTTTCTCATGTCTTCTTTGCTTTCAATGATAATTCTTCCTCGTGCATCAATCTTAAATTGCATGCTTGCAAGTTCTGAGACTAAGTCTTCATCATCCGGGTCAAGGTCAAGCTCTCCTCGTTCCAAAACTTCTCTAAGATTCCAATACCATTCTGCTCTATTGTTTGCAAATGTTACGTAGTCACGTGGGCGGCCTGATGCAACCATAGAGAACACAGGTTCTCCGTCTTCGGATAATCTGTCATACACTCCACCACCTACTCCTACTGTGTCAATTGCAGCAAGTTCAACATCGTATTTTTTAATGAATCTACGAACATTTGCAGCAGTTTCCATTGTGTCATTTCCGACAGAATTATGAATAATGCGCGCTCTGCCTCCTTGACGAAGAGCAATCACCGTTCTGTCTGACCCAAAGCGAGCAACGTCAACTCCGAGCATTGGTCTTTCATTTTCTTTAAGTTCAACTTCTCTTCGTGTTGCTTCAAAAAGAAGATTAAGAGGTAAAAGAGCAGTAGCACTTTGTTGTGGAAAAAGTCCAAGTACTTTTGATTGCCAGAATGGGTGATTTTCTCCCCACTTCTTTTTCTTTTCTTCTACCCATGTTGGAGAAATAAGAAGGTCTTTTACTTCTTCTGGAACTTCTTCTCCAGTAAAGTTTGGAGAATCAAACGCACTAATACGAATTTTGTTCCAGTCAGTTCCAGGCCTGCAAATCTTAGAAAATTCTGTTGTCGGGTCGTCAGGGTTTCCAATTGCAAGAATTCTAGATGATTCATTAGGAATCAATGTGTCAGCGGCATCCCAAAGAGATTCTGGAATTCCACATGCTTCGTCAAGTACTACAAGCACATATCGTGCGTGAATACCTTGAAAGGCAGTTGGAGAATAGTCACTTGGTTTTCGACCAAAGCCTACAAGTTCTTTTCCAATTTTCCATTCAGTTTCGTTTGTGTACCCAACAAGGTTTCCTTTAGCATGAGCTTTTCCAATTTCTCTCCAAAGAATTGCTCGCACCTGCTGGAATGTTGGAGCAGAAGTTACGACAAATGCTTCACCGGGAGGGTGCGCAGCAATCCACCAGCAAATAAGTCTAGAAGCAATGTATGACTTTCCAACGTCGTGGCAAGATTGAACTGCTGTGCGTCGATTATCTCTAACGGAAATAGCAATTTCTTGCTGCTTACTCCAAGGAGTTTCTCCAAGAACTTCTTTAATCCACACTACTGGGTCAGCAGCAATGTCTCTTTGCTTTTTATCAAATTCAATTCTGTCTGCTGCAATGTCAAATGCAGAAGGTCTAGATTGTTTAGGCGCAACAGCGTTATCAGTGGCCAAGTGCTCTAAGTTCCCGAATTGCAGTTTCTTCTGCTTTTAGTCTTTGCTCATCACTAAGTTCAGCAGAAATAAGAGTTCTACGAATTACGTCAAGAATCATCATTGCTTTTGCTTCTTCGATTCTAGTAAGTCTTTCATCAATGTTTAATCTTGACCATTCAATTAAAAGCTTTCCAGCTCTGTCCATACTTCTTTCGTAAAGAGCTACTTCTGCTCGAAGTTGCTCTCCAGAACGACCTTCATAACGATATTCTCCTCTAAGTTTTGCAACTTGTTCTGCGCAAAAGTCTTTGTAAAGAAGTACTTCACTTACAAGATTTGCAAGTTCTTCTAAAGGATTGTTTACTTTTTTTCCAAGTAATTCATGGAAAGCAACATCTTTTCCATGCACAAGAGAAATCTCAGCAATTGAAGCATTTTCAAGGTGTGTTTGGCAGAATGGGTAACCAGGTATAGAGCGTGTCTTACACCGTCGTCCAGTTGCAGATGTGCGAATACAGATTACATCAACAATTTCTGCATCAATTGGTTCTTCTAAATTGTTTTCATCTGTCATGAAGACATTCTATAATTAACTACAACCACTTGTAGTGCCACACTCAACGCATACGTGGCAAGAGCCGGAAGGTTGCATAAAAGAACCACACTGAGAGCAAAGAGGCATGTTGCTTGTTAAAAACTTTTTAGGTGTTTTACTTTCTTCTTTTTTAATTCTTTCAAACAATTCATGAATTTGATTTTCAGAAGGCCCTTCAATTTTCGGGTCAATTTGGCTACTAATTTTTAATTGTTGTCTTTTATCTGCATCAAGATAGTCAATTGCAAGTCTTTGAAGAACATAGTCTACAATAGAAGAAGCAGTTTTTACTTCTTTATCATTTGTCATGCCAAAAGGTTCAAAGCGAACACTCGAATATTTTTCAATGTAAGACTCAAGAGGAACTCCATACTGAAGACCCAAACTAAGAGCAACAGACCAAGCACCAACAAGTCCTTGTAGTGTTGACCCTTGTTTAGAAACAATGATAGAGACTTCTCCAAGTCTTCCATCTGGGTATTCTCCAGTAGTGATGTATCCTTTCAAATCATCAATCTTAAAAGTGTGAGTGTGTCCAATGCGACGTCGAGGAAGTTTTTCTTGTATCAAGGTGTAAGCAGTATCTTTCTGGGTTACTTTTTTATTTTTTGTATTCATATGTTCGGAGTTAAGAACTAAGTGCACCTTGGTACACAATAGAAACTTCTACCTTTGCATCAAGAGCTTTTGAAATCTTTTCAAGAGTTCTCCATGTAGGCACATGAGTTCCTTTTTCAATTCGACTAATCACTGGTTGCCTTGCTCCAATAATGCGTGCAAGTTCTGATTGAGAAATATCCTTTTGGACTCTCAGTGTTTTGATTTGTTCGCCTATCGCAACTGTTGATTGCATAAGTTCTTCTGTATCTCGTTTTGTCATTATGTAATCTTTCGTCTTGAGATTCGTGGTTTTATCATAACAAGTTTATACACACTAAATTGTTTTTAGTGTACTTTACTGGATAGGCCAAACATACTCAAGGTTGTCTGGTAAGTCTGCTTCAAATAGTGGAGTATAAAAGTCTGGTTGCTTGCGGACAAGATTGCTACGATGGCTTCGGTGTAAGTCTTCGTTGCCAAGCCAAGCAGGCGCAATTTCTGCTGCTGAAGTTCCTTCAGGCAGAGATTTGTAGTACTCAGCAACAAGGGCATTAGATTTTTGTAAGCACGTGTCTTTGTAGCCACGACTAGTCCACTCAGTACAAATTGCATGTTGATAAATGTAAAGAGTTGTGATGTGCCCACGCCACATTTTGACTGCTGGATGACTTTGCCAGCCATAGTCTGGAACGGTAAGAGCACGAAGTACTTGAAATGTTTCGACTCGTTGTTTGCCAAGTCGTTTCATGTCAAGCACTTGCGCGCTTTTGTCAAAGTCTTTGTACGGAAGAAATGTCTGCATATTTACTTTGAGTAGATTTTTACTTGAGATGCCTGAATAATTTTAGCAACTACATCTGCAGTAAAAAGAGTTTTAGAACCATCTTCACCAATAGTTACAATTGGGTACTTGCTACGTGAAGTTGCAATCCCAGCAAAGACGTATTCTTTTTTGTTAACTATGAAGTGAGTGCCAATCAAGCCTGCAGGCAAACCATAGTTTGCGTGAAACCTTTCGTAAGCGCTAACTTCTGGACTTGTAATGTTGACGCCGTTTTCATCAAGTGTTTCGATAACTGACTCAAATGACACTTTGTAGATTTCGCCATACGTAGTGCGAATCTTAGGCGAAGACATCCCGTGCTTAGAAAGAATTTCTTTCACAGCAATTTCAATCTCACTTGTAACTTGCTCAGCAACTTGCTTTGATACATTCATCATGCCCTCCTTAAGAGCGATAAGTACTACAATTAACTATAACACACATGTGCATACCCGTACAATTCTCGGGTGCGTTTTTGTGGGTTTACAACTGGACTCTACGACCAAGCTTTGAAATGGTAACAAAGTCATCAAATGAATACTCAGTACCATTGTAGACTATCCACCCTCGCTTGTGGTCCACAATGACTATTGTGTTTGCATCTGCTGCTTCATTGATGCCAATACCAAATCCTGTGGTACCTTCTAGGTCTCCCTCAAGAAGTTCACAGAAAATGATTCGGTTCAAATAGTCTTCGTCATTCCAGCGTGAGCGGCCTCTGTCAAGTGCATTTGCTACAATGCGTGGCAAGTCACTTCCTGACCAGTGCGTGTAGAAAGAAATCTGGCCTTCTTCACGCTTTTGCTTGATGATGATGTTTCCTCTGTCTCCCATTACTTCTTCCCCTTTGCTTTGTTGTTGTTTTTACGAGTGCACTTGCCGCACACAGGATACTTTGTAAATGCAACAAGTAAATCATTTGACTTACCGCATTGCTCACATTTGTACATGTCATTCATTACTTCATCTCCTTTGTTATTGAGTACGCCAGGATTGCGTATGAAGTGTATGGTTCCCACTCCATAGTTTTAAGCATTTCAAATGGCTCACGAGCAACTGGCCTTGGAAGCCCAGCGTCAGCGTGCAATGCAAGCAATTCTTGACTTGGGTAACCAGTCAACATGTAGGCCCATTCTTCTGGTCCGTCTTCCCATGAGATAACCCATGTGTCCATGTACTGGTAGACGACAGGCTTACTTGCTTTTTCAGACGCAATGCCAGCAAAATACTTAGTGATTGCTGTAGCTATTGACTCAGCTTTTTTCTCTGTTACTTTCATACTAGACGTCCTTCCTGGTACTGAGCTTTGCGCTGCTCCATCATGTTGTTTGTGACTCTGAAGCAAGCTTCGCAACCGCATGAGTCTCGCATTGAGTTGATGATTAGATAAAAATCTTCAACGTTAAACGTGAGTGTTACTTGGTCCATGATTTTCTCCTTTGTAATGGCCTACATGTCTACTATAACATAAATATGCATGATGTATAACACATTTGTACATAATTTTTACAAAGAAATTCCGGGGGAGTCATGGCGAGAAAGGAGGGAAACCACCATGCACTCCCCCGGAAGAGGACTTACCGCATACAGAGAGTAACGAGGCCACCCAATACTCTAAGAACAAGCAACGCGGAAGTCCTGCTTCAAAGTTCTACTTCTAGAACTTCCAAGGAGAACTCCGCATTCCTTGTTGGTTCTATAATAATCCCAGTCTAGAAAAAGTTGTGAGAGTTAATGCGTAATGCTTGAAGCCTCGGCGCATCCAGGGGGGACTACGCCGAGACTTCAAGAAAAATTACTTCTTAGACGCAGGCTTCTTTGCTGCCGTTGATGCCTTTTTAGCAGGTGTCGTTGCTGGAGATGCTTTTGCAGGAGATGTTTTTTCTGGTGCTACCAATTTGTCAATTGCTTCAACAACTTTTTCCTGTGTGTACTCAGGAGCAGCAGGGTGTCCAAGTAGCATTCCTGCTTTTGGAAACTTTTGTTCAATTGCACGCACAACTAAATAGTACACGGCAGAAGAAACAGGTCCTAGCACAGTCATCACTTGCATTGAAGTAACATGAATTCCTGCTTTAATGAGCAATGCAACAATGTATCCAACAACAATTGGCGTAATTGTACGCACTGCACTCTTTGAGTAATTAGACATATGTCTTCTTTCTCTTTGTGCTAAGTCGGAATTGACTTAGACTTCTCTTAGCGAAGCCGTGATGCGGCATGCTGGAGCTCTTGGCGCTTTTCGCGTCGCGCTCTTGCGACAGAAGGCATTCGATTTTTTGGTTTAATTTTAGCCACTCGTTTAATTTCTCGTGATGCACCAAGTGCTGTGACTGCTTTTTTCCATGCTGCATTGTGTCCTTGATTAGGACAAAGCATGTGAGCGAATTCGTGAAGAAGTATTCCTGTTGGTCTTCCTGTTTTTGTGAGGACATCTTTTGGTTCGATGATACAAATCCATCCAAACCAGGGGTCCGTAGTATCGTTGTGCGCGTGACCATGTTGTTCTCGCCAGAGTCTCCATGCTCCGCCGTCGTCAATGCATCCTCCAACATAGACGCCCCATACCAATCCATCTTCGTCGTCAATGCCAAGGTCAGATATTTTGTACGGGTTGCCTGAGACGATTTTCGTCGCCATACTTCCTTCTTTCCTGTGTCATGATTCATGTTCCATAATCATAACACGAAATGACAAAAAAGTTAGTCCGTTTCAACACTTTCTTGTTCAGGAATTGGAGCAATCTCTGGCACTACTTCTTCTACTTCGTCAATTCTCGGAGCAGGAACAAGCTCAGGAGCAGTGCGATTTTGTTTTGCCTGGTCTCCTAGAATCTGTCTACCTCTGAGTGTTGCCCAGAAAGCATTTGGAATATCTGGATTGAATTCTGTCATCGCCAGTTTCTCCTGTCAATTTGAGCAAATGCTTTTTCTCGCTTGATAAAACTTACAAGAAACATTAGGCCCCTGAAACTTGCGTAAACCACAAGTGCAGTGAAATAGAAAATCGCTGCTGTGATTACAGAAAATAGAAAGTTTCTCCAGGTGTGCATGTACTCGTATTTCGCTCGATAAGTAAATGTAACAAATATTGTGAGCAAAAACATAAAGTTTGCTACTTTTATGTACTCTTTGAAGTCATTACGCATTTTGATTCTCCTTTTGTGCTTTTTGCTTGGCCGCGAGCATCTCAAAATACGCATCCCAGCGTTTTCCTGGCTCTCCTTCTTGTACTTCTTCGCTATTCCAATACCTAAGAGCATCTAGATAGTCGTGAAGTAATTTTTCAGTTGATTTTTTCACTGTCTCTCCTTTTCTTGTATTCTCTGCATGTTTCAGAGTTCTTTGCAGAACAAAGTTCGCAACGACATCCCCAGTTGGTGTAAGCATTTTGAGTGCCGTGTTCAAGTTCTGGAAGCAAGCCAAGTTCGCGTTGAAGTTGAATTACTTTTTTCCTGCTTCTTTGGTGCTCATTGTTTGCATCAACACATGGACGACATCTGCATTTGTGATGCATGTACGTGTATCGTACTCCGTGAACTACAGGCTTTGAGTTGTACCTTATCTTGCAATTTTCGTTGCACAGACAGGGGACAAAAGATTCAACACAAATGTCGCAACGACAACCATGTTCTTTGAAGAGCTTTGTGCCGTGCTTAAGAGGTTCTTGACTATTGTTTCTACGTCTTTTCTTGCATCCTGGGTGGCAGTCACAAGGACGAGTTCCTCGTTCTTCAACAGGAACATCTGGAAGCCCCTTGCGAATGCGATTGAGATGATAGCGAGAAGCACGAAGCTCACGAATGTATTCAACGCAAAGTTCGCATCTACAACCATGCCCCTTAGTTTTTGAGTACACGTACATAGTTCCATGCTTGAGAGTCTTATAACCTTCCAAGCGAGTGCAATTAGGATTGCACCCGCAAGGTTTGCGTAGTTTAGTTATCTTAGGCATTGAATATCTGGTCCTCATCTGAGATGTCGCCAGCAGTTACGTAAAAGTAGCAACCGAAGTACAGTGGAGTGAGCGAGCCATCTTCTTCAACGCGATAGCGAGGAGCTTGTCGGTATCCTCCGTTGCCGTTCATGATTTCTTCCATGTCAGCGTGTGGGTTCTTCTCAGTCTCAGTGAAGTACTTCATGACTTGCTTGACAGCAAGTTGAGTAATTCCGATGCCTTTGGCTCCAGAGACGTTGATTGTACCTTGACCTACGCAACTTCTTGAAGTTTCCATGCGGACGCTAAACTTAACGCCTGGAAATTCCTGTTTGAGAAGAGCGCGAACCATAGGCGCGCATTCTCGGATTCGAACCCATTGGCCTGGGTTCACCTGGAATGAATCAATGACATCCAACTTTTCATCTTGCTTCATGTGGCCCTCTTTCATCTGTTTGTCTTCCACAGATATAACTATAACACATAAGTACAAGTAAAGTACTGTACTCTAGAGATTATTTTGTTTTGCGTAGTCTAATAGTCGTTGTACAGAAGATGAAGAGAGACGAGCGCCTGCAGATGTTGTGAGACCTCGCTCAAAAAAGTCTTTTGAGATAGAAGAGAGAGTAGACCCCTGTCTACGAAGTGTTGCTGCTTTCTTTGCATCAACAGGACGAATCTTAGATGGCCTACCCAGAATCTTTCCGTTCTCTTTTGCTTGCGCAAGAGCTTCACGTGTACGTTCTTGAATACGAGAGCGTTCCCATTGAGCAATTGATGCCATGATGCCAACAACAAGGGTACCTTCAGGAGTTGACGTGTCAACACCTAAGTCCAACGCAATGAAGTTCCAGTTTTGTTCTTTGGCCAGCTCAAGCAAGTTTGCGATGTCTCCCATTGAGCGAGCAACTCGGTCAAGCTTGGCCACAACTAATGTGTCTGCCTGTCCAGTAGCGAGCTTTTCAAGAACTTGAGAGAGACCAGGACGAGAGAGTGGAGCGATAGAGCCAGAGACTTTCTCCTTTACAATCTCCATGTCAAGGTTTCGGAAACCAGCCTCAGCCAACAGGCGATTCTCTTGTACTTCTAAAGATAAGTCTTGACGTTGAGTTGATGTTCGTGCGTAGCCAATTGCTTTCATAGCTTCTCTCCACAATCATTGCAGTAATTCCAGTGCTTAAGTCGTAAAAACCTATGACTTTCAGAGCAGTCGTACATTTTTATTTCTTCTTGGACTTTTGTAAGTTCTTGCAAGAACTCTTCTGCAGACATTGGCTCGCTGGCTTCGCCTAAGTCGCCTGTTTCTTCGGGTGTCATGCCATCTCTTTCTCTTCTTCATACAATTGTATGTCATCTTCAAAAAGCTCAGTAGCATTTATAACATACTCATGTTCGCCTCGGCCATCAAACTTTGCAAGGACCAAGTCTCGTGGGATAGTGATTGTATAAATTGCCATATCCTGTCTACCCAAGCGTTCACAGAACCACTTTGCAGTGAGAAGCTCAGAAGTCCAGGACATGCCATCAATGTGGTCTTTGTGAGCACCACGATAGAGAGTGAGAGTCTCTGGAAGTTCGCTGGTATCATGGACAACTCCTTTGTCATCAATGAACCCCTTGAAATCAGGCAGACCAAGTTTGAACATGCATTCCCATGCCCAGTTGTCTCCAACCCGATTAGGCCACTCGCACATTGTCCAAGCGTCAGCAAGACCCTTTGCAATTTCGCTTTGTGGTAAAACATCTAGGTGATGCGATAAGCACCAAGGTAAATCATTACGACCAAGTCGTGCTGATACTTGTGACCAAGTTTTCATCATGCGACATCGTCCCCTTTCATCCTGTCCTGAAACAACTATAACATAAAAATACAAGATGGTAAACACTTAACACACATACGCGTAGAGAATTTTTTTTTTCGGGTCACACATCCTGTCCGGAAACATGTGTAAACACCTATAACACGCGTAGAGCTCCTGCCTCATGTAAATAGGGCTGGAAAATAGAGTGTAGTTATAAGATTTTTTTGGGTTTTTTGAGCAAAGAGTGACTTTTGTTGCATTTTGACTCACTCATCTTGATGTGCATAATGTGAGCACAATTCAACATTGTACCAGAATCCTTGGATTGTTGTACAAAAAATAGGGTCTGACCACATCAAATGCGTGAGACATTCTTTGTCTCACTCTCTTCTGTACAGAAGAGTGGTAGGCCACGTAGAGCTTGGCTCTTCGTGACGCCTACAAGCCCTCACTCCTGAGGGCCAGGCTGGCTGGTCTCTACCCTGCATCTTTCACTACTCTCTGGACATCCATACTATAGTGGACTACTATGTAGTATACATAGTACATGTACGCGTAGCAGAGGGCTCATTCTAGTACACTCTAGTAGGTACTACATGCTACTACTAGTACATATTTGTACTACTACTACTACTACTAGGTACTACTAGTACTGCTAGTACTACTAGTAGATACATTTTTTCTACTGGCAGATAAAAAAATAATTATTGCTATACAGATACAAGATAGCCCCCCC